GAATTTTTTTCTATATGTTCAGTAATTTGGGTGGCTGTCCATCCATTCTGAATTCCGTCATTCACATCATTATAAGGATATTCTCGTCCCCAAATACAAACCCGAAGACCGTTATTCAAACACCCCTTCATGTATTTAACAATGTCCTTGTTGCGGGGTTCATTATCAAACACCATTGTCATATTATCTGGGTTGAATGGAAGAGAATTTTTCTTCAACTTCCCAGCACCAGATAGAGCGATGCAGTTAGGAAGAAATTCTGAATCCAAGGCACCCTCTACACAGTATCCACTCTTGTCTGGATCAAATCGCTCCAGTCCGTATGACTTAATGTGCTTGCTATCTGGTCTCTTGATGATGATATACCGAAGATCAGAATCTGACCCGATACATCTTGCCGACACACCAAATAAAGACTTCTCTCTGGTGTATAGAGGGAACACAATTCTTGGATTTGTCCCATTGAGTTCCTTGGATGGGTCGATCTGATTCGCTAGATGTGGGAAGTCTTCGACATAGTATATACGCATCAGAGATGACTTAGGCACCTTTCTGATATCCTCCATATATACTCTGGCTCGATGATTCTTATCCAAGTCGAAGATCGTTGGATATTCCTGCATAAGATCTGGACGGTATGGTAGCGTCCGTGGCTTTGTAACCTCGACCTTTGGCTTCCGCACCGGCATTCTAAATTCTTCAGACTTCTTCATCTTGATAAACTCAATCTTCATTTCATTATGAAGCCGGGGATTTTTATACTCTAGGAAATCATAGAGGGAGACAGAAATACCACAGTTATGACACTTGTACATGTATCCCGGTGTGCTTCCAGCCTTGGGAACACTGACATAGAAGTATCCACGCTTCTTATTCTTTTTCTTCTTTGAATCTCCACAATACGGACAACGACAAGTCGCCACCTTATCGTCTTTCCAACTGAATCCATCAATCTCAGATCCGACCCGTTGTACGAAGTCTTTCTCTAGTGAAACATTGATCATTTTATACTTTCATAAATACTTATATGAGTAAAATTATTATTGCAGGTATTGACTATTCTATGACTTCACCGGCCATCTGTGTTCATGATGGCAGCGATTCGTTTACATTCTCTAACTGCTCTCTCTACTATTTATCACGACAAGTGAAACTAGTGGGTACATTCGAAAAAAATCTTTTCGGTTCTGACTATCCAAACTACAAGGGAGATATGGATCGATATATGAAACTCTCCAAGTGGAGTATGGGAATACTTAAGAAGCACAAAGTCACTCATGTATTTCTTGAAGGATACTCATTCGGATCTAAGGGTCAAGTGTTTAACATTGCGGAGAATACCGCCATTCTAAAAATTGGACTGCATCTAGAGGGACTTGAATCAGAATCGGTTGCCCCAACTACTGTGAAGAAATTTGCTACTGGTAAGGGTAACTGTGATAAGGAAAAAATGTTCGCTTCATTTCAAGCCAACGAACCCGGTGCCATAGATCTTCAACAGATACTTACACCAAATAAAAAAAGCATCGGGAATCCAGTATCAGATATCGTGGATGCTTATTTCATTTGTAAGTATGGATTTGATACCCTCAAAGATCGAAAAGTGCTTTAATTCTCTTGTATGTGTCCATAGGATGTTCCTGTTGGATCAGATCCAGTCCAAGATCTTGTCTCAGACAGTCTAGGGCGTGTGCTGCTGCCTGTTGATTGGTCCGAACCCGGTACAACTCGTCGTTGAGGTTATTGAGCCTAGAAAGCATCTGAGAGTGATCCATGATTAATCCTGAATGAATCGTTGGTTCGTTTCGTTGATTGGGATAGTCTTAATCTCTGGGAGTGTATTACGGGTATCTTCAATCGCACCACAATCAGTACAAGTCGGAGTTGGTGGTTCAATACCACTCCAGACAGTGGGGATACACACATTCCCTTGACAGTTAGAACATCTACCTACAATCTGTTTCATTGGTAATCCTCGTCTTCCAAATAATCATTAAACTCTTCTGGAATCTGGTTGTTGGATTCATTAATCATATCTTTGATGTCACGGAGACTTTTCTTAGACTGATTCCGCTTACTCTGCTTACGCTGTCGTTCAATACCGCGATCCCTGTAATCTTCTCGGTCTTTTCGCATTCTTAAATCTTTCCCTCGAACAAATCTTCTACAAATTTCTCTGTGAACATCTTGATTGGGAGACGCTTTCCCTGCACCAACGCCATCAGAATATTTGCTTCTGTCTCTGAGAGTGCTTCAACCATCTGGATGAAAATCTCGTCCTGTCGTTTGTCCGTGATTTTTGCTCCCTCTTGGAACAGGTACATACGACGAAGTTGATTCGCAAGTACATCTTCGGCATATCCCGGTGGTGGAAAATCCCCCTTGATGGCTGGCAACTCTCTGGATTCATATGCCCATTTCACATCACTCCTACACAATTCTAGGAAAGATATCAGTGATGGAGATGTATTATCTCGCAATACTTGGGCTTTCTCCTTTTTTGTAGTTGCCTTTTCTACGTCGTCAAAAACTTCACCAATTGTTCTTTTCATAAAAACCTTCCTTTTCTATATCTATTTAGACCTTTGGGTTCCCCCGAGTCCATAATCCCACTTCTAGCCATGTGATTTTATGTAATACTTCTTCATAGTCACATAACCACACTGAAGCCAGTACAAAGCATGTTGCTGCGTATATCACAATAGGGGCCAGTACATACAAAGATCCATGCTCCCCAAACAATAACCCGCAAAAACCACACAGAAGAAAGTTAATGATCCACATCAAAAATAGGGTATACGAGCACTTATTTAGGTGTGACGAAAGACCATTACGGTAAGAGTGACCCAAAGTCCAATTTGCATCTAACTCCATAAACGCCTGATCCTGTTCATCTCCACTTGTGGTCTCATAGATTTCTTGCACTCTAGTATAAAACTTCTTTTTCAGCACTTTATGTTCTCCATAATATTAGTCTTAATCTGATCCGGGATATCATAGAATGATATCAACATCTTATTCTGTTCGTATCTGCCCCGATGCTCGTCAGGAACCTCACGCATAAACTTTGATAGTCTACTCTTCGTCATTGGTCGCTGTCGTTTTTCTTCCCTCACAAATGTGTCTAGGTCGCTCATGATGTTCGGAATCCCATCTCCAGCATCTCCACAAATAATATGCTCTTGGAGAGACTTCTTTCCATCGTGACGAATAATTTTAGTCTTCTGATAGTCATAAGAAACCACCATGTCTGAGTGGAGTTGAAAGAAATCCTTGTCCCTCGACACGATCATGTGCCTCTCTTGTGGGTTGCTCAGAACCAATAGCCCAATGATATCATCCGCTTCGATCTTATCCATCTTATACACATACGTTGGACCGTTACGGTAGTTCATCCAGAACTCATTGATGAAGTTCTTGACGAATCTCTTCATGTCTCGGACATCTTCATTTTTATTCTTCTTGCGACCAGCCTTGTATTCTGGGAAAAGATCACTTCTCCATGAGGGACCATCACAGTCCGCACACATCACAACATCACCATAGATATGTCCATACTCTTCATGGATCTCGCTGATGAATCTGAAGATGTCTTTACTCAACGCTTTGGGAAGAAGTGGATTCTCGTAAAGAGATCCCACTTCAGCCCGTCTCTGGTGTTGGAAGAAATACAACCGGGTAATCACAATTTGGTTTAAGTCAATCAGAATCATTATAGAACCTTGAGGATCAGTGTATCTTTATTTAGTCGTCCTGTAACAGCACTGTCCTTGGCCTTGATGCCGTTGAACTCCTTGCGGATGGCCCTGATACCCTGTTTCGCCGTAGTTCCTAAGAGGCTCTTCAGGTAGGTCTCACGGACACGCTTTGATGATGACTTTGTTTCATCAATATTCTGGATCGTTGTTCCCTTTACAGTCAATCCAATCTGATCGTTCTCGGCCTCTACGATTGTGTACTGTCGGTACTTGATGTTGAATAGGATTACTCGGTTGGCACCAATAATCTTCTCTGGATCGACCGATGACAATCCACCATACTCCGTAGTAGACGCAAGATACTGAACCTTGGACACAAGTTGTGTCGGGGTCTTGACCTTCTTTTTGCGTGTCGCACGCTGACGCTTTTGTTGGGAGCGTGCTTCAAGTGTATCTAGAACCTTTTTGTACATACGCTGAATACGCTTCTGCTCTGATGTGGTAAGGTAACTGTACCCTTCCTTGATATCCTTATCCTTAGTCGTCAATGCTTCATCCCACTCAAGAGATGCATCTTTGATGATGGGAATAATGCGGGATGCAATGAGCGGCTTCACTTCATTGACATTGAGAAACGATTCGATGTTGACCTGATCACCATCATCACTCTTCTTAATCTTCTTGACCGATGCAACATACTGGTCTACCAAGTTAAGAATCTCACCGCCAAGTTCTTCTGCCTTTTCATTCATTCGATCTTGGACAGAAACCTTCGGTTCTTCCTTGACTTTCTTTTTCGTCTTCTTCACCTTGGGTGGATTGAGATAAACAGTGACAACCTCTTTGGTCTCTGCAAGACGACGCTGAATATATCGGTCATGATCTAGTGGAAACCCATCGAGTACCATTTGTGCGAACCGACCAGCACGGTGAAACATCTTCGCGTCTGAAACTTTGATTTTTGCAAGTTCAGCAGTTGTGAAAAGATTCTTTTCCTTCGCATATGCGTGATACCAACTACGCTCTTTTGCATCGGTTGATAGAGCGTTATACCAGTTGATAGCATGACCAATCTGAATGTCACGCTCGATAATATCTGTGGTTGGTTTATAAACCGGCTGGTCTGATCTCATTTGCTTTGAGATCATCTCCGATACGCCCTTGCTGTTTGATTTTCGTCTAGCCAATTTGTGGCCTCCTTGTATTAAAGAAAGTATAGCACGAATATCGGCAAAAGTCAAATACGAAGGGCATATTTCTCCCATAAATCAAACAAATTTTCATCTTGTGATGCCCTGTGATACTCAAAACTATTGTCAAACAGGAAACAGAAAATCTGCCGATCGATGTTACTTGCTTCATTAGCAGATTCATATGTTTCCTTTGGATCATATACTCTTCCCTCTCTATCTAGAAAAATATTGATAGATGGGTACGTTTGTTCAAAATGGTCTGCAATTTTTCCAATTTGTTCTCCACATGGAAGATCATAGTGATTTGCATAAAACTGTCCAAGGTGAATTGGAGAGTCCGTAACAATTAAGTCTACCCCATTTTTTAGAAGCATATCTTCTCTTCTAAGTTGTTCAGATGTAATAATCAACTGATCATAACCAGAAATTTTCCTACCTTCCCATGCGTGCTCTTTTGCATACTCACGAACGAGTTCAACAGATAGTCTTTCATTTTCTGGAACATCAATCATAAATCTTTTAATGTCGGAAAATAAAGACGCAGCCCGAGTTGATTTACCCACGCCCGGACCACCCCATAGATTTATTCTTCTTACTCTATCCTTCATCCAATAACCTCCAATATCAAACTACCAAGCCAAAATCCCACAAATAAGATTGTACATATGAAAAGAACTGCGAGTAGATCAAATAATATATCAAGTAAAGTCTCAATCAACGCTTCTTTCTGTGGTTGATTCATATTAGTGTTTCCCCTTTTCATTTTATTTTATTCGGGTCTAACATTATTTATCCCTTGGCGTGCGGCTTCGGCTGCCTCGCGTGTGGAGTAGCAAGCCGAAACAGCCCCGTAATAAGCCCCGTCGGAAAATGCTTCATGTGCAGGAATGATTACGTCGTACAGTTCCCCGCCGCGTTCTTCAATATGCCACGCCTCATATTCCCCGCCCTCGCACATCAAATAGCCGGGGGCAGTGCAATGCTCTACGATCTCACAATCAGCATTCACACCCCATAGGCCAAAGTCTCCGGGGCACACAGGCACGCCATCCGCCGTCTTCGGCAACCTCCCAATAACCTCATTCTTCTCATCCAGCAGGGCGAGTAGATCATGAATGACTTCTCGATCGTGGACGTGTTCTTGCGGTGGGTTGATTGTCGAATCGTACCGCTTGATGATTCGCTCCGCCTTGTGTCGCACTTCCTTCTCATTCATCTTGCTCATTGGCGTTATCCTTTTCAATAATACGGACTTCTTTAGTCCCAAACTGATTAATGTCCCATTCAACCATATGGGTTCCATCTGCTATTTGCTCAGACAGTTCAATCGCAGAATAAAAGGTTGCCTCAACAATAAAAAATCCGACTACTGCCCCAATAGGAAGGCCCATGAACCCAAGAAGGGTAAAGAAGATCCCCAACTGCACAGGGCTCAGTTCGTTTGCCGGTGTTGTGAAAAACGATCTCTTACTCATTCCTCACCCCCTTCGTGTGCGGCTTCGGCTGCTTCTCGGGTGGAGTAACACTCCGAGACAGGAACAACTATATGCTTCATAGCACAGTCAGAAGCGGGTCGGCAAACATCCATTGCACTTTGTTCTTTGTCACCATACGCTTGGAGCGACCATGTTGGCCTACTTGGGTGATATATGAAGTCCATATAAGGTATCACGCTCACTCCATCCGCCGTAACCGGCAACTTCTCGACAATCTTCCGCAACTGCTCGACAATCTTCCGCAACTGCTCAACCTCCACAGTGATTTCGGCTGCATAGCGTTCGGTGGTGCTGTGTTTAACTTTCAACCCATCAAGATCCCTTTCAAACACATCGGAATGATGTTTGAGCCTCTCTGCACGCCCCGCCTGTATCTTAGCCGCTGCCTCCGCCTTCTCCGCCCGCTCGTTCGCTGCGGCGAGGTCGGTGCGGAGTTGGTCGATTGCTTTGTGGGACAACCCCGCAAGTTCTCTTTGCTGCGGTGTCGCAGACTCGAATGTTGCAAGCCCGAAAAGCCTCGAACTAGAGTCAAGTATCTGCTTATCCGTCATTCGTTCACTCATCATCATTCTCCATTTCTAAATATGTCCAGTCGTATTTCTCAACTGGACATATGGATTATTCCTGACTGTCGATGATGATGCCCATTCCACCACCACCCATTCCAGTTCCTGAATTCATCATCTCGAAGCGAGGACGAACACCATCCCAACGCTCGATCCATCGAAGATCTCGCTGGATTTCAAGGAGACGAATGTAGTCTTCTCCCGCTTCAGTAGCCTGATCGATTTCATATCGACGGGCTTCTGCCTGAAGTGCTGCAACTTGCTTTTCCGCTTCCGCCACTTCAATGTCAGTCTGATTACGAATTGCCTGTGCTTCCTGTTCAGCCATTGCTGATGCCTTTTGCTGCTGTGCTTCCACAACCGCGTCAATAGCCCGCTGAATCTCTGTAGACTCATATGAGAATCCAGACCCCATACCGATGCTGGTAATCGTTACGCCCCGTTCAGCGAAGTAAGGGATAACATTAGTACGGACTTGATCCATGATCTGGTTCTTCATCGTCCGGAGAATATCCATATTATATTCTGCACACTGTGATGCAAGATAGTTTTGGATGTGGGCACGAACTTCCTTATCCAGAACATAATCCAGTCGAGTTCCACGCCCATCCTCTGATGGATATCGATAGAGGAATGTGGCGACATCTTGCTCTCGAACCTCAGCAACTACAGTGATATCAACCGAGAATCCAACAGAGTCTGAAGACTCAACCCAGATGGATCGATCATTCCCAGCAACCCATTCACGGGTTCGTGGAGATCGGTCAACTCGGATCAGGCGGACGGTGTTGATATACTCACCATCATACCACATGCGTCCTGTCTTCTTCCACCGTCGAGTAATCTGTACCCGGCGAGTTGCAACCTTTTGCTGCTTCAAAAATTCTTCAGATTCAAATGCGTCTTGTTGCATACTATCACCCTCAAGAGGGATAACGAACGCAGTTTCATTATTTTGAATCTCTTCGTATTGTGGGGTATTGTACTTACGACACCCCGACATCACAAATACCATCACCGCCATTGCCATCACAAAATACGTTTTCATTCTTTAACTTCCTTCTGGGTTCGAAACCCAATTCCACTCCACACTAGCAACAGACCACCAATGGCGAAAGAAGCAACATTTCTTACACCACGGGTCTGTTCATTAATAACCAAAACACGATTCGCTTCTGCACTATTCAATGCCTCTACCGCAACATCATCTGTAACAACACTCCCTACAATGGTAGTTGCTACAGTTACGAGAAGAATAAAAATTCCAGTAACGATTAGGCGGAATACTCCGCGACGATAATTCATGACATGTACCGACTTGGGTTGTAGGAAAGATCCTCCACGACATTCTCAACAACATGGAGCATTTCCTGTGTCCATGACTCTGGAACATTTCCCTTCATCACATCAGTCCCACGAATGGGGTTATTCTGCAAGCGACCCTCGGCAATCATAGTCCCAAAATCTCGATCAAAATGATCGTTCTTGGAACATTGCGACCACCCAACATGAACCTCTCCGTTCTCATTTGCTGTAGCCATAACTACACCAAATGGAATTCCACGGGAATGCGGTTGTGTCGGGTCAAACATTCGTGCGTACATCTTCTTTACCATTACAAAATTCCTTTCACTTCAACATTGTTTACTTAAATTCTGGATCAAGAATCATATCGATGTATTTCTTGATCGTTTTCCATGTTTTACCACTCTTCGAGATACCATACTTCTCGATACCAGTGAGTTTCCACCACTCTCTTAGATTCGTCCCCATCTCTACAGATCGAGCATAGGTATCACAAACCATTTCAGCCAGATAGATCTCCGGCATGTTTTCAACACCATTCCAATATTCGGGATGGTGCATATTCGTTTTCTGATGTGTGCTAATTGCTACACCACGGAGATCTTTGTCTTCCGTATCTGAGCATCCTATAGCATACCATTCCACGCCCCTAAATTTTGTCTGGTCGTGGACAAATGCATTTGCAATCAGATTCCGTCCAAATTCTTCATCTCCATTCTCAATACATTTCTCGCCGATGCGAATTGCACCGTCTTGAACATTCCTGATATGTCGAATGAGTTCTCGGATCTTTTTCAGATTCAAAAGAATCTCATTACTGTCAGGCGTACTCGGAGTTGTCATTTTCTCTACCTCCACGGGTGTCTTCCAAAGTAGTATATATGGTAATCGGATGGAAGTCAACTGGGAAGGGTGGTTTTCTATAGAAAATGTATTTTTCTGTCCCGTCTAAAAAATATTGATTATTTTTCAGATTTCCCTTGACTTTTCCCAAAACCGTGGTATAATCTTAGTGTACCCCGAAGGGGATATAGTATATATAGAACAATGGTTATTTTTAATTAACTCCCTAGATGGGAGATTTTTTATGCCTCTACCCACCCTATTATGTATACCGACTAAATACAATGGAGGATCTTTTATGACTGAACAAGTGTCAAATGAGCAGAAAATTCCGAAGTGTCTTGAGGATTATCGACAGACCCCCAAACAAAAGAGTGTTGATATATGCATTTATGGCATCATGAACTTCATTTATGGAGCAAACAAGATCGAGATGGTGAAGAATAAACTTGATAAATGCAACCGCCGTGCTGAGAAATTTCAAGAAATCCTCGATTCAAAGTCAAAGATCCGGTCGTTTTTCAGTAAGGACTATCGCTTGTATATGATTGATGTCGAGGATAGAATTGATTTTTGGCTCAATGAGGCGGAAGAGTGTGATGAGGTTGGTGAGGAATTATTTGAACTAAATAAGGATAATATTCGGTACTTGCCCAAGATAGCAGAGATTCAGGCTGAAATCAAGCGGCACCCAGATTTTTCACCTATTTTCTATGGAGACCATTATTAATGGGATATGATATGAGATGTACATCCTGTGACAGTACATGGGTTCATGAGGGGGATAAATTCTCTCTCATGGATGTCTATGATGATCCATGTCCGAGTTGTGGTGTTGTCGGGTGTGTTGAGAGGGGATATGTCCAAGAAAATAGAGAAGGATTCTCCACGGCGACAATAGATACCAATAGGTTGGCTTTCCGAAAGAAAGATGGAGGGTTTCAAGAACTCCTTTCCAAGATTCATGAAGGAAGTCCCGGTAGCAAACTGGACAAGAAACTATAATGAAATTTGAGCATATAGATCATGGTTTTGTTTTTGAAGAGTTAGTCGCTACTACTACAGAAAGTGGCAGGACTTATCGTGTTCCCAAGTGGGGTGATTTCGAAGATTATGAATCAGTCACTACGGTATTGAATTACGATAAAAAAGAATTCTTTGAAGAGTGGGCCAGAACCCCCGGCAATAAGAAGAAGTCAGAAGCCGCCGCCCATCGAGGGAATATTATTCATGATGCGATTGAGAATTACTTAAATAATGTGCCAGATGCGTTTGATGTTGAAGACAGCGAACATAGAGCAATGCTTGGGTCGATGCGACCATACCTAAACAAAATCAATAATGTCCACGCCCTTGAAGTTCCCC